TAATTTTACTTTGGAACTTCCTTTAGCCCTTCCGTTCTCTCAGCGTTGTCTGACGCATCAGGCACTTTGATATTGAGAAATGTTTATAGAAGTTATCAAAATGATAACAAAAAATTAGTTACAATTCCACTTTCTTAAAGCAAGTGCTTTACGAGTAGGCCTTCCTTTACTATCTTCCATTGGTCCTTTTACTCCTCCCATCCTTGCACAGAAAGATTTCTTTCTGCCCTTCTCTGTTTTAGATAGCCCTGATTTTTTAGTAACAGGTCTTTTTAAATTACTACCAGTTTTGCTATTAATATATTTTCTGCCCTTCTCTGATAAACCACCAGTAGGGTTCTTATGTACCTTCTTTATCTTGAGACTTTCTCTTGACATTAATTAAGTAAAGACATCACTGTTAGCTAATTTGTCTTGTACGCTTTGTGTATAAGTAACATCTTTACCATAGCGTTTGTCTGACATGGCAGCGACTACTTCTGCTGTTGATCTGTAAGGATTAGGTCCACTAGATGCAGCCTTACCTGTTACTAAGTCTGGTTCGATACCCATAGCGTTGTTGTATTGTAAATAAAGACCTTGTACCGCTAGTTTAATAGCTGGTGCAGATCCTGTTTCTGTTAGTTGATCAAAGGCTTGTATATCGTCAGAAGACAAATTACTTCTAGCCCAAGCAGTCATTTGCTCATAGCTTTGATCACCACCTACGGAATCTTTAATACCTTGTATTTGTTGTGTAGCAATCTCAACAACATTACCAGAAGATTTTAAACCTTCAAGGTAAGTGTCTACTAACTGTTTTGAAAACCCACCTTCTTGAAGTTTAGAATAATCGTCATCAGTAATTCCACCATCATTAAAAAATCTATTGCTAATATCTTCAGGATCAATACCTACTTCTTGCAATACTTCATATACACCTTCACCATATAACTCTGAATAATTAGTATCTGTTTCTGTTTCTTCTTTGTCAGTAGTTTCTTCAGTTGATTCTTCTGCTTGATCTGTAGGTGTGTTACCTAACTTGCCTTCTAGTTCTTTGTAACTAGCAGCTAAGTCTTCAACAGATTTAAACTTACCTAAGATAAGACCGTTTTCATCAGTCTCATTTTTAGCAAGTGTCTGTAGATCTTCCTGAGACATTGGTGGTGTTTCAGTGACGTTTACCTGGGATGAAGTCATAAAATAATTACCTAGTTATATGTAAGTGTATTACCATTTTTTGTTTTGACTACCCTTGGCTCTGTTGGAGCAGGGTTGTCATTAACACCTAGTTCACTAACAACAGCCTTTGCTGTATCAGTTTGAGTACTAGGATTGGGCTTCTTGCTGGGCATCAGATTGCTCCTGTAGTTGTTGGGCTTGGGCATTGTTTTTAGGATCAAGTAATGGAGATCCAAGAGCAGCAGGTCCAAGATGTTGTATCAACTGTTGCTGCTGCATCTGTTGCATCTCTGCTGCTATCTCCTCTTGTGTCTTAACTAGGTTATTAGTCTCGATACCTATAGATGTTGCAAGTCGTTTTACTGCTTCATCTACATTAAGGTATTGTCTCATTACATCTGGACCTAAAGCTTGAGCTACTGTTCCGATAAATTCAATAAGCTTATTACGATCATTACCTCTACCAAGACCTTGAATACCTGTAACGATCTTAGGTTTTACAATTTTATCTGGGAGCTTTGGAACTTTGCCAGAACGTACAAGCATGTGCATCCTACGTTTGAGGTAAGGTAATTGGAACTCTTGACTCAGGATGGAGTACACGCCACCCAAAGAGTTCTCTAATTCTTGAGCCATGATATTTACTTCGGCTGCTGTTACTCTTTCAGCTTGTCTTTGTATTGAACTAGCCATAAGAAAAGCATCAGCAAGTCTTGCTTCTATACGTTGCATTGCTTGTTGTGCAACTGCAAAATCTGCTGACTTACCTACTTGCATTACAGAAATATCTGCTGCACTACCTTCTCTCACTGCTCCATTCGGAGCCTTAGCTAAAGTTGCTGCCCTAGTTTGACCGTTAGGATTTACAAGGAATAAAACTTTTGCACTGGCAGCAGCCCCTTCTATAATTGCTTGTGTCAGGGATTCAAGACTTATAAGGTCGCCTCTATACTCTTCAACATACCCACGACCATAATCTTCTCCATCAATTCTTACCCACCTCAATAAAATCCAAGGAGATACATCTACTTTTGATCTACCGTCTGTGCCTGGTATCTTTTCACCTTTACATTCTTGGAACCATATATAGTCATCATTAATTCTTTTAATGTGGGTATAGATGTCGAGGTCTTCGTCCATCGTTTTTTCGTCATAGTTTTCTTTCTTCTTTATCTGGGTTAAAAAATCTAAAGGTAAGGCTTGAGGATGTACTGATTCTTTTGTAATAATTTCTAGTACATTACCAACCTCATCTCTTTTTGATACAAACTTTTCTAATGGATAAACTTTTAATCCTTTATCTGTGAGGTATAAAAGAACATTACCTGCAACGATCAAATGTTTTAATGCTTCAAACATTGCAACACGATCATTAGATACTTCGATTTCATCCATCAAAGCATTTTCTATAGTGCGTAATCCTTTATCTATTTCAGTTTCTAATCCTTCCTGTCCTCCTTCTTGTAATAAGGCAAGACTATCAATAGTTAATTTAAAAAATGGAGTACCAGGTGGAAGAAGAGCTACTAATAATTTTGCTGATAAAGAATTTACAGCCCTTGCTCCAAGTGCTTGGAAGGGAGTTTTTATCCTAGCTCTAGTACCAGTAGATGATTCTGGTATAAGACTAGGAATAGTTAACTTGGAAGATTCTTTAGCTTCTCTTAAAAAAGTAGATCTATTACTCTGCAACTGTTCATAACGACCAGCAGCAGTCTGTCCACCTGTTGAGTATTCCATTTTATAAGTTTAAGTTTCCACCTTGAGATCCACCACCAGTTCTGGCTATTCTTAAAGACCTAGTACCACTTCTTCTTACAGGTTCGTCCATACTACCAGTAGTTTTTTTGCGATTTCTTCCTGTAACAACAGCTTTAGCAGTTCTTTCTGGTGGTGGTGCTGTAGGTCTAGGTGCTGGTAATGGTGGTGGCTTTGGGGGTCCTCCGAGACACATGGCTAATTCTCCAAAACAGTGTTAGTGAGCATAGTTTCCTTTTGTCGTTTCTGTTGTTCAATTAAGAAATCAACAGTAGAACGTTGCCCTGCTCTATACCATACCTCTCTATCAGTTAATGACAAATCAGGATGGCGATGCGGAAAGATTTGATCTAAGGCAAAAATCAATTCATCTGTAATAACAGGAAGCTTTTCAGATGACATGAATAAAAAGATTTATACGCATTGTAGTTCAATTTGAGTAATAAAGTATAGCAGGTTTATATTTATGTGATAAGGTGATTAAGGAAAAGGTCTGCACCTTTTACAAAACACGGAAATTCCAGTAGCTGACCGCCATTAGTTACTGGTTTTTTTTGCAAAGCAGAAACACTTGTGACTTTATACCCGTAGGTTGCCAGTGTTTTTATGGAGTCCAAAGAGATACTTCTCCTGTCTTGTAATCAAAGTCTCCATCTCTCAGTATTCTTGCCAACTGTGCGTTAAGTACAGCATCAGCAAAGTCATATTTCTTTTTCTCATACGCAGCTACTACCTTCTCCCACATCTGTTCTAGTGTTTTAGATTCTCCCAGTATCTTCTCTGCTGTTACTGGTCCTACTTTATCTATACCAAAATAATTATCTGTACTGTCTCCTGTAAGGGCTTGCTTCATCCAATGTCGATCAGCCTTACGTTTGGTTATAAGCTCTAGGTCATCACCTGCAAGCAGTGTGCAAGGTACAGACCTCATATCCTTATCGACTGAAACTATTATTGGATTGTCGTATTGTTTAGATGTTGCAAGCAAAGCCATAACATCATCTCCTTCTAAGCCATCAAAACTTTTTGATTGATACTTTTCTCTTACCTGTTCTACTACTTTCTTGAAGGCTAACGGTTTTCTTTTGTTCTTTCTATTAGCTTTGTACTCTGGATATATCGTATGTCTAAATGTCGGGTACTCAGTAAAGCACATAACAACATCCTTATCACCTTCAGCAATAGTCTGGTAGTAAGAGACTCTGCCATCAATCATTTCATGTACATCTCTTTCATCAGCATGAAGAGTATGTAAGTTGTCATCCCATTTTATGTCCTGTTCACAGGCACAACATGAAGAATACAAAAGCCAATCAGCGTCAATTAGTAAAGTCATTAGTTTCCGAAGTAAGTGGACATAGGTACTACAAGTCTTCCTGTGCTTTGGTCATACAATAATTTATCTATCGGTCCTGTCATCCCTGTATGTCTGTTCTTCAGTACTCGTAGCTGTAGTTCTGCTCTCTCTGCATAGCTTTCCGACTGCTGATTTCTTTCAGCACTGATACATAAATCTGATAGTTGTAAGATTCCAGAGCTTCCCCTCAAGTCAGAGGTACTTACAGTCTGTCCTTGTTCGTGCGAAAGACCAGGTGGCCTTCTTAAATGACTAACAAGTATCAAACCTATGCCAGTAGATTCAACGACCTGTCTTAATTTTGTACACGCAATATCAATAGCTCTTCTCTCATCCACATTATCTATACCAGAAACAACTATTGTCAGATGATCCAATATCACTACGTCTACACCTTCTGCTGTTGCAAGGTAAGTAATCTGTTCTATCAACCTGTCAGGGTCCATAGATCCAAAGTGATCATATAAGAATAGTTTTTCTGTACCAAACAACCTGTCAAAGGATTGTTTTAGCCCTTCTGTTTCTTCTACATTATCCTCAAGGTGCAGGGGTTTATTCATCTCTACACCGAGTATCCCCTGCATTGTTCTTTGTACACTCTCTTCAAGTGCAATGTAACCAACAGTCAGTTTATTCTTAAGAAAGTGATGTGCTAGTTCTCTACAGATAGTTGACTTACCTGTACCACTACCTGCTGCTATCGTTATCATCTGGCTTTTACGAAAGCCTTTTGTAAACTGATCCAGCATTGGATATGGAAAAGGACAGACGCTGTTAGATCCTTTCTTTGTTAGTTCTTCCCAGAGATTACTGGCGTTAAGTATTCCATCTGGTCTAACAGGTGTTGCTTGGAATAAGAGTTTTCTAAGTTCATCCCCTTCTCCTGCGAGGAGCATTTCATTAGCGTCTTTTCTAGGGAGTCTACATATAGCTGCCTTGCCAGCAGGTAAGATTTTAAT